TGAGGCTGGAAATCAAATTACTTTTTTCTTCGCTGCTGAATCCGTAATTTTTTTCCAGTTCATTTACATCTTGGGCAAGAAATCCAACGTCAAGCTGCTCGCTCTTGTATTGCCCATCAGGAGTAATGTCTTGATCCTTGCTGTAGTGGCTGCGCTTATCCCAACGATAAGTGACAGGCTTCAGTTGATTGACAAAACTTAATCCAGAATTTAACTCTGAAATGTCTGTCTTATCTCTGCCATCAGATGCAACTGTCCAATCTACCTGAATATGTGCATGAGTGATGTTTTCATCACCAAGACAAATTTGGTTGTTTCCTGTAGTAACAGCGCCACCCGGAGAGCTTGCAATTCCTGCATCCCTACCCAAGCAAAGGTTGTTATCGCCTGATGTAATAGACTTCCCGGCATCTTTGCCCACACCAGTATTGCTGTCTCCTGTGTTGGCTTCTAAGGCGTTCTTACCGATTGCGACCAAATTATCGCCAGTCGTGTTCGACTTTAGAGAAGACTCGCCTACGCTGACATTACCAGCGCCAGTTGTATTCGATGACCCGGACACATACCCGACTGCCGTGTTGTTATTTGCGGTTGTATTTGCAGTTAGAGCCTGATGCCCCACGGCAACATTATTGGTCCCGGTGGTATTGGCATCTAGTGAGTCTTCGCCAATGCTGATGTTGTATGAAGCAGTGGTGTTCGACAGAAGAGCATCTTTGCCTACCGCAATATTATAACTGCCGGTGGTATTTGCGGCTAAAGCACTTTTGCCTACCGCAGTATTCGATGCTCCGGTAGAATTAACCAGCAAAGCACTGGCACCCACGGCAGTGTTATGATCGGCTGTTGTCGTAGCCCCACCAGAATTGTCCCCGACAAAGGTATTTGTGCTTCCAGTCGTTACAGCATCCCCGGCTGCATAGCCCACGGCTGTATTGTCTGTGCCAGAGCTATTAGCCGTTAAAGCTAATGTTCCCACCGCAGTATTATCGGCTGCGGTGGTTGCTACCAGTAGAGCACCAGAACCCACCGCGACGTTGTTTCCGCCCGTTGTTATGGCTCCCCCCGCGTTGTCACCTACTAAAGTGTTGTCTGCCCCTGTCGTAACTGCATCGCCTGAAGCGTTACCGACCAAGGTGTTTTCAGTTCCTGTGCTAACAGCCACGCCTGACTGATACCCCACAGCCGTATTGTTATTACCCGTGGCAACCTTCAGTGCCTCAAATCCAATCGCAGTACCAGTAGTACCTGTGGACATTGTTAGCAATGCGGAAGACCCCACCGCTGTATGGCCCGATGCAGTAGACACTGCGCCACCTGCATTGTCTCCGACAAAAGTATTATCTGCTCCAGTAGTGACCGCATCGCCTGCGGCATTACCCACTATCGTATTCTCAGTTCCCGTACTTACGGCAACTCCCGCCTGATAACCTACTGCGCTGTTATTGTTTCCTGTTGCTACTTTTAGTGCTTCAAATCCGACTGCCGTTCCAGTAGTTCCAGTAGACATGGTAAGCAAAGCAGAAGAACCTACTGCGGTATGGCCTGAAGCTGTAGTAACTGCTCCGCCTGCGTTATCACCGATCAGGGTGTTGTCTGAGCCAGTTGTAACGGCATCCCCGGCTGCGTGACCCACCGCTACATTATCTGTACCAGAAGTATTAGCTGTAAGTGCCTCCGTACCAACTGCTACGTTATTATTTGCCGTAGTCACAACCAGCAGAGCGCCAGAGCCAATGGCTACGTTCGATACCCCCGTTGTAACGGCCCCTGCCGCGTTGTCTCCGACAGCGGTGTTGTCGGAACCCGTAGTCACTGCATCAAGCGAGGCTTCACCTATGGCAACGTTATCCGTTCCGGTCGTTAAAGCTGTGCCTAAATTGCCAGAACCCAGTCCTACGTTACCCGTGCCGCCCGTCATGTCCAAGACATCGGTAACTGCGGCTCCTGCACCTGCGCCATCAGCTACAACCATCTTGATTCCGCCATTGGGAATCACGACGTTAGCGCCTGTGCCTTGCGAGATTGTTACCTGATATCCGGCGCTGTTCTGGATAATCCAGGTCTTGTTGACTGTATTAGGAGCCAGAGTAACTGTGTTAGTGGCAGTAGTAGAGCCTGTCAGCGTCAGCGCATAAGCTCTTGCAGCATCGGAAGCGCCATCAGCCATCGTGATGGTGTGCGTCGTGCCGGTAATTCCCTCTGAACCACTGCCCCATGCTTCCGCAATTAACTCAAGATTCGTGTTCGTGCTTGTACCCCAGGTTCCTGATTCGTCACCAGTAGCGATTTCTTTCAGCCTGAGATCATTTACATAAGTTGCCATTTAAGCTACCTCTTTCCATTCAGGAGTCTGGTCGGCATCCACCGAACTCCAGTCAGGCGTTTGTGAATTTGATACAGATGACCAGGATGCATCCTGAGTTGTCGATACGTCAGCCCAATTAGGTGTCTGAGAGTCGCTAACAGCACTCCAGCTTGCTGTCTGGTCCGTATCAACAAGCCCCCATATATTGACCCCGGAAGTGGTTGCCTCAACGCTGTTACCACTTGGTGTAACCACCGCATCTGAATTAACGCTGACACTTCCAGCAAGCGCCTGAGATTCAGGGCTGGTAACTTCAATAACATTGCTGGTAGAAATACTAATGCTTCCAACAGATGCAGTAGCACCCGGACCAGTAACGCTGACACCAGCAGCGGCAGTAATACTAACGCTGCCAACACTTGCTGTAGCGGAATTACCTGATGCCGAGACTCCTGCTGAAGCCGAGGGAGTAACGCTGCCGACAGACGCTGTAGATGCTGGCGCAGTAACCGATACGCTGGCGATACCTGTAACCGTGACAGATGCAGTCGATGCAGTAACCGAGTTACCGCTTGCACTAACCGAGGCTGCTGCTGCAACCGTGACAGACGAGGTTGATACTGTGGCTGAGTTGCCTGTGACTGATACGCCAGCGGCAGCAGCGACAGAAACGGAACCAACAGACGCTGTTGATCCCGGCAATGCCTCTTCTGCATCACCCCAGGTGCTTTCGCCCCACGCAATATTGCTGGAGTTCCAGCCCTGCCATGCGACTTTTGCATCTGCCACATCATCTACTCACTACGCGATTCTGATAATCGCATTGCTCGCATCGGCTGCGGGAAATGTGATCGTGAAATCGCCTGCTGTTGAAGTTTTATCCCCGCCAAAAGCGAGAACAACCACCGCCCTGTTTGCCGAACCCGCCGTGGTGCTTGAGTTGTAAATCAATGCTCCATTTGCGGTGATCGTCGCTGAACTCCATGTACTGTCCGCAAAGTCTGTCAGGGCTGTCGTTCCAGAAGTTGAAGGATCGACATTTGTGAGCGTGTTGCCTCCGGCAGAATAGTTCGTGCCGGAAACTTCATTTGTGGTCGTATAGGCGGTAGTTGAGGCTGACATCGTGCTGCTGCTTGTATAAAGCGCAATCTTGAATGTATTCCCGGTTCCCGTAGTTGTAGTTGTGCCGCCACCTGAACCATTGTGAAAATTGTGAATGCCCTGAAGCAATTCACTCTTGAAACTCGTTGCTACTGCCTGTGTATGGGCCATCATAGCCTCCTTAAAATATCTGCCATATCTTCATGGCCCTGTTGCGTAAAAAGATTAGCAAGCGTCGTCCTGTCGCTTTCTATCGCATCATTGCAAGCCTTGACAATTACATGAAAAAGCCTGTTCTTGAATGTCTCTGCCTGCTCCCTGACTTCAGGATCAGCCGATTCTGCAACAAAAACAATTTTAGGAACTGCCCGTTCCGCAATTTCTTCCGGCGTAAAACCCCGATGCTCGGTTGTATAAACCTCACAAACCCCCGGTTTTACTGTTGCACTTAATTCAAGCATTAAATTCTCTGGTTCCTGACAGCGCCACTCCTGTAACTGTCCGTTGTGCTATATCCTTCGCCCAGTGATTTCAGGTTCACCAGGGCATCCTGGTATTGCTTCTCATAAGCTGCCAATAAGTCCGGCTCTCCTTTCATAAAGGTATAGCCCTCTACCAGACACCCGTAAAGCAAAACTGTTTCTGCATTGTCCCCAAGCCAACTGGTTCCGTCCCCGGAGGTTGTTATGGAGGTAGGCTTGTAAAAATAATGAAGCTCGACAGAATAATTGCTATTGGGGGTCGGACCTAAAATAAACGAATCATCATCAAACAAACCGTAATACTTGGGCGTAGCCGTGGTAGAGGCAACCGGGTACGCCTCTCGTATGAAATTAACGTCCTTAAAAAGCAAAAACTCGTACCCGCTGTTATCCAGCGCCAGTGAGTACGGAGCCATAAAATCAGTAGGCGTTGAGAGATAGGCATTACCGCTGGTCATCGTTCCTGTCGTATTCTTTCTGAAATCGGGCAACTGAACGGATTTTAGTATCCGGTTTTCAGCCTGAACAATAATCGTTGCAAGACTGTCCACAAAAGTAGTCTCAGTATTTTGCAGGTAATCCTGCATGGCACTTTTAAGCGTTGTAAATGTAAAGGCCATCAGCCTGTACTCACTGTAACTTTGCCGGCCACGGCAGTAATATCCAATCCGACTGTACGGCTCCCAAGTGCTGAATTACCACCACCTACAGGATCAAAAGCATACAGCCTGCGACTCTCCGCTTCTCCCTGATCCGGCCTGGGATTACGCAACGCCTGCGGATCATCCATGTTCAAACGACCAAGCTGTAACTGGGGCTGGTCTTCATCCACCACATCCCGACCTACGAGCAGGCCATTGGGCCTGCCGTTCTCTATCTGTGGCACCAAATCCCTGAGCGGATACCTGAACCCTGTGCGATCACAGAACCCGAAAGCCTTTTTACCTGCGGCATAACTGCTCATACCCGGCTATACCCCCCCGGTGTCATGTAAAACGAAGACTTGTCCCTGTCAGCATCTGCCGCCAAATCCCACTGCTCATCATATATTTGCTTCAGCAATGGCGCTCTTTCAGAGGCTTCCGGGCGCTTAATACTAATGTAATAGGCAAGACCTGCTGCCATGCAGGGCATAAACCGAGCCGGGATATCCACATTGTTAGAGGCCGGACTTCCCGTGTCCTCTACCCTCTGTATGTAGTAGTAGTTAATCTTGTAAGTCACAGCATCATCCGGGACGGGCCATACATTCAGGGCAATCGCACCGGGATCTTTTTCAATCCAGTACTGAACCGGACGACCCTGGGTCAGCTTGTTAGTCAGGTGGGAATACTGGCTGATTGAAATGCGGGTCATGGTCATATCGCTCTGCTTGTCAGCATCCCCGTCATCTGTCCTTAACGAAGCCTCAACAATATCAAGCTGGTCGCTGGACAGGGCATAACGCCCGGTACCCGCTGTAAGCGTCTGAGTGTCTTCCTGTACCGTCCAGAGGTTTAGCCCCTTGTTCTGCCATTCCAGAAACATCAAGTCGAGACTGCGCCTTGCTGTGCGATAGTCATACCCACTGCGCAACTCAAGGCCAGCCCGTTCATAGGCTTCCTCAAGAATGTCGCTCAGATCAAGATTGAACGAATATGTTCCACTGGTTGCCATTTATGCGTGTCTCCTTGATTGACGCATCACCCTGATCTTGGGCTTAGACCTTGGCTTTACTCCTTTCGGCAATTTCAGGGTCGATCCCGCATCCCTTTTCCCGGAGGGGCTGTTCCTGACCTGCTTCCCCATTTGAGATCGACTGATTGTCATTATCACTTCTTCTTTTTCTTTGCAGAAGCCTTCTTTTTCTTTGCCGTTTTCTTTGCTTTCTTCTTTGCCGCATCTTTAGTTGAAACCTTTTTCTTAGGCGCTTTTGCCTTCGGTTCAGATGCAGGCTTGGGCTTGGCAGGCTGCATCTCTGCAAGTTTTGCCCTGGCTTGTGATTCAGTCATTGCATCAAAAACAACAACATCGTATTCACCATCAGCGTTTTTAGTGCCAATCTGGTAAACAGGATTACCCATCGTATCCGGGTGCATCGAAGTCCCGTTCTGAAAGATTTCTAACTTCGCCATAATAATCTCCTACGCATAACTTTTAATCATTGTCAGCGTAACAGTATAAGCGTCACCAGATGAATGACCTGCTGTAGTAAACGCTATATCGCCAGTTTTACCCGAAGCAGAGTTATTTTTTAACCCTCCAAAAGTGCTGTAATCCAGCGTATCTGCATAATCCGCAGGTAAGTGTACTGCGAGGACATTTGTAGACGCATCCCAAAGAAGCTGGACACTCATACCAAAAGTTGAAAATGTAATAGTCTCGATGGACACCCCGTTACAAGCGGCCCCTGTCATTGGGTCCGACTCAAGCGCAGAGACATCAACCTTTGTAACCGCAGATTCACCAGACCCATCGCTGACATTGGTGAAACTCATCGTCACGCGACGAGCGCCGTCCTGAATGGTTTGACTTGTTATCGTATCAGCCATTTTTATCTCCTTAAAAGT